GCTTGAACAGTCACATACAAAGTATTAGAATCCTGTGGAATCAATTGATCATATTGTCTCGGTGTATCTGGAATCACAATATAATCTGGATCACCAGTGATGACAGGCGTTCCTGTCGTATCATACCAAATATAAAATCGCCACGGATCAGTGTCACCGATTGCAAGTTTCCACGTGAAAAAGAATCTTGCATAATTTGACAAGTATTTATAAGTCAGATAAATCAGATCAGGTGGTGTTGACGGTTCTGCCACACCTGAAGAAATGACAACTCTGAACTTGTTGAAAGCAATTTCATCATTCCACAAATAACCCTGAAGAACAAACTCAATGTCATATTCGCCATCAGCCAGAGTGATATTTGTCAGTTGCAGATCATCACGCAGTGCAAAGCCTAAATATGTCCTGACAAGCGTTGTGGTGTCAATTGCATAGATATGGTATCCAGATTGATAATAATGCTTTCTGGACGCTCTGAGTATGCTTCTGACCGTTGATAATATGGCGTGTGTTGTTCTTAATGTTGATTTTTCTGTTGTCCTGTAATCGTGTGCAGCTTTCAAAATGCTATGTATCTTTTGACGTATATCATGTTGAGTTGCCAATACTGACTTGACCCTTGTTCCTATACTGTGTTGTGTCGATATTGCAGACTTGATATTTGTCAATATAGAATGCTCTGCTTTCAGTATAGATTTCACCCAACCAGCATTTTCAGCAATTATTGAATGATCAGTTGATAAGACACTCCGTGGTTGCTTGTCATACGCTCTGACAGTCCGCAGGATTGACTTTGATTGCTGTGTTGGTATATCCAGCAGACCAAGCGGAACAAACGCTTTATCGGTCGATTCTATGCGTATAAACGGGCCAAGTGGAAGTATGTCTGTCATTATGCAACCTCTGCAAGTGGATCAATGTATAAATAGCCAGCAGCGTCTTGTTTGTTCAATGTCAATCTGACAGGTGCAAGGCAGTCCTGACCAACTGTAATTGTGGCAGTCAGCTTGAATCCTGTCAATCCAGCATCACCAGTCCAAACTGAAGCATCGGCAGTCAACGCTGCGCCGTCTGGATCACGTGTCGTTTCTTGTTCACGGTTCACATTGCCAGCGTTGTTTAGATAGTCTAATTCAAAGAATAGTTCATCCTGTGTCGGATCAGCTGTATATGATTTCATAGCACCATAAATTGTGATTGTATTGCTGCCAGCTTTCAACGGCAAGATTATTGTCTCCATGCCTTGTGTGCCGATCTCAAGCAACGGTTCAACAAGCGGTGCTGTTGCGTCATCATTCAGCATCTTGATTGATCCAGCAAAGCCACCAGTCCTTGTGACTCCCGTCTGAAGTTCTGCTTCACCTCGTGATTGCCATGTTTTCCATGCACCTTTGACACCGTTATGATCTGAACTAAATACACCTTGATGATCATCACCTGACACTGATGTTGCTGAAGCAAATACTGCATTCCGCAAAACAATACGTGTGTTCTTATCTGTGACAATATCACCAACAGTATTGCCGGCACTGAATGTAACGTTTTGAGCATAGATATACTGTGCATAATCAGTCAATATTTCCATGCCAGCATTCAGGCCAGATACAGTTTGATTGATTCGTTTGAATGTGCATATGCCGATTGTAGCATTTGCAGCTATCTTGAAACCACCACCAGCAGAGCAATCCATATTGATTACTGCACGCAAATGCGTATCAACATAGAAAGCAAAGTTATCAGTTGAAACAGCTTCACAATCAATCAGACTTGCATCACTCGGTGTTGTTCCAGCTGTGGCGTGAATACCATATCCAATTGTTCCTGTGCCTTTGCATCTGACAAGCATTGCATCTTCATCAAGATAAATTCCCGGTGCTTGTCCTGCTGTTTTCAGTCCTTCACAATCATATGCTTTCGATCCATCTGAAGATGAACTGAATTTGATTCCACCACCAGTTGCACCATTTGATCTGGCTTCACCTATGCACTCATAAAGTTCACAATTATTTGCATGGACATATATTCCACGACCTTCAGTTGTGCTTGCTGACATATCAGATTTGCCGTGACAATATTTCAATATACTGCCAAGTCCAGTGACATAGATTCCTATTGATACCGATCCAGATGTCACTGAATTATGACCTTTTAATCTGTGATATTCTGCTGCACCTGTGGCACTGAATTGCAAATAATGACCTGATGAACTTGCAAATGTTGCTTCTGCTTCAGTTCCAAGATCAGCATCCCATAATGCTTGCGCTGCAACTGGTCTGACTGAATACAATTCATCACCAGAAATAGGCCAACCGATATATCGTGATCCAGCATCATTCAATTGAGTAATGCTTGAAGTGTAAGCCTTTGAAGTTCTGCGAATCCAGATATCATTGGCAGCACCGAAATTTGTCTGAAGTGTATTAAAAGCACCGACTCCACCGGGTGCTGCTGCTTGCGCTGGTGAAGTTCCATCACCATTATTTGCTGCACTTTGATCAACAAATTGATCAGCCATTTTTTAACTCCATTCAATGATAATGTCATTCGCAAAGTTGTCACGTGAATAGACACCCTGAACAATTGTTTCACGTATCCAGATGCCGTATATATCAGTGTCTGCCAAAGCACCGATCAATAATCCATCGTCATAAGTATCAGGTGCAGAAAAAGTCACACCGCTTGGTGCAGTTTCTTCATCGGCTGGATTTTCAAACTGAAGCGTGCTTGGTGCATCAAGACCCAAATCCATTTCAGGCAACACTTCAACATCATCTGTTGCATCCCATGCTTGGGCGGTGAAGCCACGAAGCCCACCAGTTGCGTCTGCTGAATAGCAAGTATTACCACTTCTAAAGAAAATGTATCTGCAATCATCTTTGGTTGTGTTCTTCATCCAGAATGATCTTTCTGGGAATGAACTGCCATCTGTCAGATCAAAGTTGTCAGCTGCAATTGTCACAGCATCAGCAAGTGTCGTTGTGACTCCATCACCTTCAGCTGCTTTGATATATGCTCTGACATCGTTCATGGTATCAGTGCCATCTTCGTTTTTGATGACTGCAAGATGATAGCGTGTTTTTCCTGATCCTGCTGTTTCATATCCTTCAAAATCTGGAATGACTTCACCAACAGGATTTGTCAAAGCAAGAACATCATTCTGATCACTTCCCGGCAAGCTGGCATATGTCACAGTGACAATCAAAAACTTTTCACGACTCGCTGAAAATAGTTCATAGACGCCATCACCTGCTGACACATCAACCAGTTCACCAGCACCAGAATCACCGGGTGCTTTCCATGATAAGCTGTCATCGGAAAGGTCATAATACAACGTTCCCGATCCAACGCCATTGGCAAAGCCAGCATTATCAATGACAACACCTGTCACGTTTGTTGGTGTCGTGATATCCATGCCCGGAATTTCATCAGTTGTTCGCCAGTTGCCACCGAAGAACAGCTTGAATTCATCATTCACTGCTGGTGTCGCTGGAAGCACTTTTGCAAGCTGAAGTTCATCATCAACTGCAACAAAGTCTTTGACATGAAAGTAAATGCCACGTAGTGCAACTGTCGGTGTGTCACCTTCAAAACGTCCGATTGCACCATTCCAGTAATCATCTGCTTGTGTCAAGCTGGAACATTGAATTGCAAGCGTTGAGTTCGTGCCATCACTTGTCAAAACAGCAGAAACCTGACCGTCTGCTGTATTGATCTTCAGTGGATAATACCACTTTAATTTGTCTGCTGTTGGAATTGCCATTTTTATAAATCTCCTATATCGAAATTGTTAAAGTCAAATTTGGTGATGTTCCTGCAATGCTTGCATCTATTGGAATCGGTGGCATTCCTTCGATAAAGAACGACCACGGATCACCAGCACTTTCTTTTCCTTCGTTTGTTACCGCTTCAATATTAAATATTCCTTGATAGCCATCATCTTCAATCAGATTCTTTGCTGACTGTGATTTATATATTTGATGTTCATCATCTGCATCATGCGATTGAATCCATAAATCATCAAGGTATATTCTATAAAAGTTTGCAGTTGTTACTGATGACCAGTAAAACCACGGTCTGCGAATTAATGGATAATATTTAGATACTATCTTATCGACTGCATCTGCTTCATGTATTTCTATTGCATACACGTCAGGAAGTGTCACAATCACAGTTCTTGCTGTTACATCACCAAATGATAATGGCCCAAATACTGATAAGCCATTGACAAATACATATGCAACTTTGTCAACTGTTCCAGTCCATGCAAGTTCTGCAATTCGATCATTTAATATTGTTATTGTGTATGTGTCAATTATCATTATTAATCCTCTGGTGGAACAGTTATTTTAATTGAATGCTCTGTCCCAAGTTCGCCATTTGCTGTGATGGTTACCTGACCGTTTCCTTCAGCAACAAATCTTCTGATAAATACTTGACTAGTTGCTGATATACTCACAATGTCACTATCACTGGTTTGCCAAGACACACCGGATGTTTCATAAAAACAGCAGTAGAATGCCAGAACCACTGACTGACCAATTTCAAGTGTAATTTCTTCACCGGGTATTGGTGTGCCATCAAGTGTAACAATTATCGGATTGACAATGTATCTCAATTGTCTGATCGTCTGTGTATAAGTGCTGTATTTATCTCTGATTCTGCCAAGTGAATCACCGATATAAACAAGACCAGAACCAGTCCTTACACCTGTCAGCTTGATTTTTCCATCAGTATCTTCAGCGTCAAATTCAATGATCGGTTCTGCGCTATAACTGAATTGCTCTTGCATCCACGCCTTGTATGGTTTCAATCCACCGCTTATTCTCAAATATCTTTCATCATCAAGATTTTCAATTAGAAATTCATCATCTTCATCATCCAAAGCAACATACAATCTGCTTTGTGCCAGAAAAGCAACTGGCTTCTGATCTTCAGGCATCGTAATGTCATTGAAGAAATCTTTCACGAAACTGTTAAAATTGCTATGCTTGTCATTTATAATCATTAATATGCAGTATCCACAAAAGCATGAAAATTATAAAAACCAAAATATGTCAACAATCCACCATCACTTGTGCAATACACTTCTTTCGGTGGTCCGTAATCCCAACCACCACGATGTTTCATTTCAGTTCCTACGCCAATGATCCACAGTAATTGACCGACACGCATTGCTTCGACAGTATCAGCGTCAATTTCTAATTTACCAAAGTAATAATATTCATTAGCTATCAACATTGATTCAATGCTGACAGTTCCAATCAAATCTCCAAGCGCATTAAAATCATTTTCAGATGTCGGATCAGTTGGTGGTGTAGTTCCATTATAATTATAAATGCTGATTGTTCTTGATGGCAGATTTGGTGCAGGATTAAATTTTGCACCTGCATTAAAATAAAGCACAATCTTTTTGTTTTCATCTTTTACTTTATCAAATGCACCAAGATTCAAAGCCAATACACCACGATTTTCAACACGATATGGACATTGACGACCATCGCCTTGTGCATAAAAACTATAAAATCCGCATCCCGGCATATCAAGAGGATCATCACCAATTTCACGTGACATTCTGACATCTGTAAAAATGAATGGTGTATTCCATTCATATTCTTCATCATCTGGAATCGGAACTGGTGGTGCTGGAAATGCCTGTGATTTATAGTATTGATATTCAGTTAGATGGCCATAATATCCTGATGTTGTCAATCTGTTAAGTTTCTGCAAGCCAAGCCATTTGCCTTCTTTTGTCAGAAATGTTCTGCATACTGAATCATCAAAAACACCTTCACCGCTTGGTCCGAAATAATCATTCAAACTTAACGGATAAGAATCATCAAGCATGTCAGTTGCATCTTCAGGAAATTCATATGTGCCATATATCCACCGCAGACATGGATAAGGAGATTTGGCTTCCCATTCTTGACCTGCTGGAATTGCAATCCAACCAATGCAAACAATTTCATTTGAAACAATCATTAAATCATACGGTCTTGTTGTGTCAAAATAATGCTGTCTTAAATCAGTCCATATTGGCCCAAGTTCAGTCAATCCCGATCCAACAACTGGATCATAGTCTGGTGGACCTGATGTGCCAATTGTATTTGATTCTAAGTTCATAACGTAATCTGGATACGTTGTAGTGATGTGATATTCAAAATCAGAATATCCTGTCACTTCATTGCCGCCATTTTTATCATCGAAAACACTGATCATTAATTCTTTTGAAGCATCACTATCACACACATAAATTCTACCAGCTTCAATATACATCCATTGTGAATCAGGTAAACCTGAAGTGCTATATTTAATTATGCTGCTAGGCACTCTGGGCAAGTCAATATAATATTCGTTAAATGTATCTTCTTCACCAGCAATTCTAATCTTCTCAGGATAACCCCATTTGGCATTAAACTTTCTCAATTCACCATTGTCAAAAGCAACATAAAGATCATCAGTGCTGACCAGTGTTCCGCAAACTGCACCACTTAATTTCTCCCAATGTTCATTGCGTAAATGCCAGCTTGCAACAAGGTTTTTATCGTCAACAACGGTGTCATCAGACGCTTGCATACTTGGCTGTAATACATCATACACATTCACCGTATCATTATTCAAAAAGATAGCAGTCTTTTTTGGTATCATGCTGTTCAGGAATTCATCGTGTGTGTAATTGTATCCAGTGCTTGTGAAATAAGTCAAAGCACCTTCAAGTTTATCACGAAGCTGATTTGTCCATACAGCCATCAATCCAGATTTATTTGGATCATCATCTTCATCAACATCATTTAATGAATCATATATTTGATCAATAGTTGTCCTGATGAAAGCATAATCACCAACCATCTGTTCCCCATGTGCTGTTGGTGTGAATTCCATTCTCTGAATATCACCGGGAATTTCATCAGGTGGTGGTGTTGGATTGGTATTCATTTCAACTTCCCAACCCACACCATTCCATGATTCATCTTTGTCGGTCATAACATCGTCAAGGTTTTCAGGTGCTTCATACAGATCATATCTGTAGAATTGATATTCTGATATGCCACGTTTCTTTCTTTCTTCATTAATGGCAAACATTATTTCTTCAACGAAAATTGCATATGGCTTTTCTAATTCAATGGAAGTATTTCTATTGATTGTAAAATCAATTGTCGGTCTATGTTCAGGATGTGTAGTAACAAAGTTTCCCATATTAACTTGGATTCCAACTTATCCAACGAGCACCGCCGCCGCCCTGTATAGGCATTAGCAAAGCATACTTTTCACCATCTTCATTTTCACCAAGATAATCAATAACAATGAATTGATCCCCTGATGTTGAAAAACTTGCTACTGAATTCTTAACTCCAACTGTGTTTCCTGAAGCTGTTGCATAATCGACACGTCCCATGAACATACGATCACACGGTGCGGCACAACCAATATCTAAATAATTTACGACTTTACCACCAAGATTCACATATACAACATCTGGATCGTCTGATGTGGCAAGTTTCAATTTCAAGAATCCATCATCGTCATAGCCACCATCAGGAACAAGTGGGCACCCGATACCAATACCTTCAACTGTTTGATATGCGAATTGAGTTCCCGGATTTCTGTTGTTGAATTTAACAATAGCATAGTGCGGTGTTTCATCCCATTCTTCTAGCGGTGCGGTAGGTGGTTCTTCCCAAATTAATGATAAAGTTCCATGCGGATTTGGAACAAAATACATTGTATTGTCTTTTGCTTCAGCACTTCCCGGATCATAATCAGGATTGTAATATATATCTATTTCATTGAAAGGTGTTTTGAACCAACGAACAATGTTGACTAATGCAAAGCCGTCAATGTAAGCAAAGCCAGATGTATTTGCTTGAATATTATCTGATGATATTGCAAAGTTTCCAAAGTCACGTGGTAATGCAATACGACCTGAAAAATCACGATTGCTTTGTATTCTCACAAAATCCTGATCAAATGGTTGATCAAATCCCATTGCAGCATGTGCAGGAATTACTGTATTCAGTGGAACTTCAACAAAATTTGATATTTTAATCAGATGATTTGGTTCAGTGAACAGCATATTTTTCTTGTCTGCATTTAGCATGACTCCATTTGGAGTATTCACCATTTTCAGACCGGGACCAGTTTTCAAGTTGTTCAACTGATTGACACTTTCAACAATCTTATTGTGATCAGCAGCACGTGGCCTTCTTCGTATTTTTGTCAGTTTTTTGAATGTCATTATAATATACTCAACAGTCCAAGTTTGTCACCGCCCAAACCTAAAGCACCCAAATTTGCATACTCATACACTTGTGCCACATGTGCTGATTTAATGAAATACGTTCTAACAGGTTTATCGTCAACTAGTTCATCAATAAAACTTTGTTCAAGCCAAAGGTATTCCCAACCTTTTTTGTCATACGTTATTGTTTCGGTTATAACACCATCTTTTGGTGGCTTCAATTTTAATACTGTCAATTCTTTATCTGTTACGTTTGGAGCAATTAAGAAATTGTATGTCACACGCCATGCCTTTCCCTGTCTCCGTGCTGCTTGTGCTCCATTGAAAAGCACTTCACCTTTTTCCCATCCCTTGAATTCTGTCTCATTTACTTTGCCAGTCAATTCAAGAATTGTTCGCCACATATCAACACTGATTGAATTCACAGATCGTGTTTCACTGTATGAAGCGGTTGGAACAATTACATCAACACCATCAACTGATCCATCTGGTTGCAATCCGATAATTTTACTTCGTTTATTTGGTTCCGTTTGCCCTTCAGGATAGTTTGTTTGACTGTATGCTTCTGTAATATGCAAAGGTTCTGTTCCAACATTAAAGTTGTAATTCTGAAGTCCCTCAGTTTCAAATGTCACATTCTCATATGTCACAACAAGCATCAAAACACCGTCATCTTTTGTGCCAGTTGATTTCACAACTTTTATATTTCTATCAATTGCAACAAGATTTGTTCCATATAGATCACCAAGCTGTGGACCATGATCTTCTGCTTCAATCGGATCATCAAGATGTTCTATATGAAAATATCTCAGAAATTGATTGCCACGGTCAAATGTTTGAACATAGTCACGACTCTGGACAAGTTCTTTCACTGTTGGTTCTGCCATTATTCTTGACTTCCTTCCTGCTTAACAAAATTGAACATGCCATCAAGTCTGTTCATTATTTCTTGCATGATCTGATTTGTTTTATCTGTGTTATCAACAATTCGATTCACTGGACCTTCAGTTCCTATTTCACCTGATCTTGCAAAAGCAAATGTTCCCAAGTTTTCCCACGGTGATTGAAGCAATGCTTGATCACGTGTTAATTTTACTGTTTCCCTTTGATGCAATTCCAAGTCAGAATATTTTGCAATGTCTTTGAACCCGGCTTTAATGGCTTCCTTATATGCTTTCTGTGCTTCCATTGCTGCTTTCTTCAAATCCTTTTGTTGCATATCGGATTTAATTTTCGCATCGAATGCAGCAGCTTTTTTTGCAGCTTCTTTTTCTCTTTTTGTTTTTTCTTCTTCTGCTTTCTTAGCATACTTTTCTTGAATCTTTGCAATATCGGCATATTCTTTTTCAAATGATTCTTTATCCATTCCAAGTATTTTTGATACATCAAATCCTGACTTTGCAGCATCTTCAAGCAAACTCATAAGTTGACGTTGCATTGTTGCTTTGTTACCTGTTAATTCAATATCAATGCCTGTTTCACCTGCAAATCTGTTTGCAATTTCTTGCTGCCACTGTCTTTGACTGACAGGATCGCCAGTTGTTGGTGATAATCTTCTTTGACCTTGCTGTGTTATTCCTGATTCTTTTATTGCTTTTTGAAAATCAGCAGCAGCAGCAGCCTTTTCCATATCCGCAACAATTCTGTCCATAAGATTTTGTGATATTTTTGTTGGATCACCAATTATACTATTCATTTCCTTATCTGACATTCCAACTGTTCTGCCAACACCTTTTAATCCTGAACCTAATATTGCCATTTTCTTTCTTGCAGATAACAGCATTTTTGTTTCTTTTGATAATTTTGATTGCCAATCAGCACCATATCTTTCTTCAATTGGCTTTGAAGCATCTTTGAAATCCGCTTCTTGCTTCATCTGCTTTTGCATCTTTTCAACTTCAGCAGTTGTTTCTTTGATCATCCTTTGTATTTCGCTGAATGATGCTGTTGCCCCTGATTTGATTGCAAGGAATGCTGTAGCAAGTGCAGCAACTGCTTTGATGGCTAATCCCCATACGCCACCAGTAAAGATCATTGTGAATGCTTTCAGGGCAAGTCCAGCACCGATAATTGCTGAACCAAGTTTCAACACAAACAATACAAGATTGCCAATCTGTTTGATGACTTTTGGATTTTTTGAAATCCAGTCTTTAAGTGCCTTGATCCAGATCAGTGCTTTGCTGGTAAACTCACTGATTGCCGGGACAAGAGCATCACCAATTTCAACACCGACTGCAATCAAACTTTGTTTCAATTGATTCAGCTGGAATGTCAGAGTGTCAGACATCTTTGCAAATGCTTCTTGTGTCTTACCAGCAGAGTCATACATCATGCCCAAGTCTTTTGTATAACCGACAACATCTTGCAAGATTGAAGCAACACCACGAACTGCACGAACATTGGGGAATATCTTTGCTAAATCTTCAGGCGATATGCCTTTCAATTTATTCAAAGCACCGATAAATCCTTCTGTTTTCAATGTCGTTGTATTTAGCTCAAATCCATATTTTCTTGCGGCATTGGCTGCTTCATCAGTTGGAGCCATGAATGTTGAAATGATAGCATTCAATGATGTCACAGCTTCAGCTGTTCTGACACCGTTTCTTGTCATGGTTGCAAGTGCTGATCCCATTTCTTCAAGTGACAAGCCTGACACAGATGCAGTTGCAGCGACCTGACCAATTGTAGGTGCAAGTTCTGCAAAGGTAGTTTTACCACGAGCAACAATCGAAAACAGAACATCAGAAACTTGTCCAGCTTTATCAGCTGTCATCTGATATGAATTCAATATTGTTGTGATTGCATCAGCAGAAACACCAGTTGATGTCAAACCAGCAGCAGCACCTTTTGATGCTACTTCAAGAACTCCCATTGCCTTTGCTGGATCAATACTTGCTGATAATATGTCATACAAACCTTGTGAAAGCGTTGCCGTTGATTCGCCCATTCTCATAGACATTTCAGAAATGCCTTCAGTGAACTTTGGCAAGAACTCCTTTGAAGATGTTTCATCAAGCATCGTATTGACTACTTGCATTTGCTTGCCAAGATCAGCAGCAAGTTTCACGCTCATTGCAAGCGGAGCAACCATGACAGTCCCAAGTTTGACCATTGATGTGCCAATCTTGGTGATGTCTGATGAAAACTTTTGAACACGCTTTCTTGCTGCTCCAAGTTTTCTTTTCAGTTCTGCATCACGTGCTGTGATTTCTATATATGCTGCACCAGCTTTCACTGCTCCGCTGTCTGATACCATTTTAACGCTCCGTAAACTTTTTCACATACGCTTTCCACTGATGAATGTTTTCAATTCGCATTGCGCCTTCTTTTCGCTTCTTGCCTTTCTTTACTGCAAATGGATTAAAGTCATCTGGCAACTTTGTTTTCTTTGTCCACTGATTATGAATCAAAGCAGCAAGCAGTGAAAATTTATCCCATTCAGCACATTGACGACCCAACCACATCCACTGAAGTTCACGCAATGATAATGGATTCGGATCGACACCTATGACACCAGCAATGCCAAAGATGTCTTTCCAAGTTACAAAGGGACTTCATCAGCTTTCACTGATTCAGCTTTTTCTTTGCTGTCATCACTTGGTTCTGGAAAGAAACTGACAAGAGCATGTAAGGCACATTGCATTGCTTGCAATATTTGTTCTTGCTGTATAGATTCACAGAAGTCATCAAGTGAAACTTCATGTGATTCAACTCCGCAACTTTCATACAAGAAGATTGCAAGATGCCCGACATTTCCCCATACTGGAACAGACATTTCTATAATCCTGTTGCTTGCTTCAGTATAAGAATCAATTTCTTTATCAGCATTTCTTTCTTCAAAATTTGCAGCAGCTGTCATTCCTTTGACAAATGCTTCAATAGTTCCAACACCTGTTCGATCTTCAAACTTTCTGATCGTGTTGACAGTGACTTTCGGCAACCATTTACGTCCTTTTGCGTCTATAAAATCCATTGTAAATCCTCCGGTATTTTTTTCATCATTACTTCGTTTAACTGCTTGGTGTTATTTCTTCAGGAATGCCACGAACTCTGAATGTGGTGCTGAATGTCACAGCATCGTTCAATGGCTCACCACGACTGAATTCAGTCACAGCAACATCAGACTTCCAGCCATATCCATCACGATCAAGGAATTCAACATCTTCAATGACAGTGCCAGCCATGAATGCTGCTTGCACAGCTGCGATAATTCCAGCAGTATCATTTGGTCTGTCATTCAACAGAGTGAATGTGATTGTTCCTTCAGCAAGACCAGCAATGAATGATTTCCAACCTACGTTTGCACGAGTAGTATCTTCAATTTCATCACGAGTCATTGATACATCGACATCTTGAGCAATACCAACTTCTGTTCCACCAATCTTTAATACGCAATCAAAACCTGCCATTCCAGCCATTGTAATTCTCCTTATAAAAAGTGCTTAAATTGTATTTATCTGCTTGTTCACCATGCCAATTGAATTGAACCAGCCAACACGACCGTCAATCAATTGGACTTTATACCAAATTGTTCTTGCCTGATTGTTTGTTCTTCTCATTTCCAATACTTCAAATTCTGGGTTCTGTATATTTTCTATTGATTGTCCCTGTCTTAATCCACTGAATAAATCATCACGATGGACTGGCATCAGTGGCAGAGATGTATCAATTTTATATTTCTGTCCTTGTCTTAACTGAAAATATTTCATTGCCATGCTGATCACCTTTTTAATGCTCTTGCTGTTAATCGAATCATTCTTCCGGGGAATGTGTTTGTATCACCAACATCCATTGGTGAATTCGCAATACATCCCCAATTGGTATATCCTTCAACTGTCATTATCGAATCAAAATGTGCTCTGTGTAAATATTCCCACAACTGCATTGACAGCAAGTCCAAATCTTTCATTGACTGTTCTTTGTCATCATAGACATTCACATCAACTGAAAATTCATTCCCGATATTTCCACGACATCCAAAGTCAGCACCGCCATGTGAACTGATAAATATTGCTGGCGATGAAACTCCTGTTGCAAATTCATATGTTGCAAGCTGACTTGTGATTGATGCGTTCAGCAAAATAAATTGTTGTATGACTTTTTTAATCATCGTTTTGTCTTTCTGCTGTTCAAGATTCTACCTGCTGGTGTTCCACCTAAATTCATACCTTTGAAAAATTGTGGAAAGTTTTTCATAGCCATTGCAAGTGCTGGTCGCATAAATGGTCTGGGTGGCAAATGTATTTTCTTTGTTGATTGTTTCAAATGCCAACCGAACTTCCATGCCAGAAAAGCACGCATCTTTGCAGTTACTTTAATCACCGCTCCAAACTCTTGATATTTCCCATAGAAAGCCATTCTTGTTGGACCAACTACAACAGACGACCCACTGTCAACAGCAGTTTTTATGCTTCCCCTCAAGTGATTGTTTTGAATATTCGGTGGTGTTCCCGGCTCACTTGATTTGCCAACATTTCCCTGACCTTTCCTTCCACTTTTCATACTTGACTTTGCTTCACGTTCAACAGCAGCACCACACTTGACAAGCGGCAATGTAGTTGCCTGTTTGACAGCTTGCCTGACTCCCTTTTCATCTAGCCAATAATTGCCTTTTGCCTTTATCATGTTACTGGTGTCTCAATCTTTTCTAAAATTATAGTTTTTGTTAATGAACCCGGAATTGTTTCAATTGCCGTGACCCTATAAAATTGATTGACAATATATGCACCGGGTGCTGATTCAGAACCTGCATCAACAACGGTGTCAGTTGTGTTCTTTGTGATTGGCTTGTTTATTTTTTCAAGCGTCAGTTTCTTTTCAAGACCGCCTTTCATGTATTCAACTTCAATGACTCGATAAAAGTTTTCAATCATTTCATCTGATATGACTTCAAACTGGATCGGATCAGTTGTTCCGATTGATGATCCAGAATCATTTGTTGATTTAACATATGCCCAATATATTCCATCTTCAAGATCGACAGTTGCCTTTCCTGTTATGTTGTCAAATGTTGCCGATGGAGTTGAAGGCCATCCTTCACCATCCTGCCTGACATATAAATGATTGACAGAATCAGCGTCATATCCTGTGATAGTAGCTTCAACAGTTGGCCCATCATTTAATATTGGAATTGTCATTGTTGGTGCAGTGGGTGTTCCACTGCCACCGCCTACGTCATATCCTATAGGTGCGATTACTATTGCCATTTATGGGTCCACCAATTGCGTTCTTCCAGCTGGAGTTGTTTCATTATATTGCGTTTTATTTATCACTGCTCCGTTTTTGTTTAATGCTTTGTGTTCCTTCAGAACAGTTGAATCATCGTCATCAAGTGTTTGTATTGTTTCGTTATCAAGTGCATATCCTTCTGATCCAGTCATCAGCTTTCTTATCAATGTTACTATATCATTAATCAATGTTTGATTTGTCACGCTTGCCGGGTCAACTGGCAAATTGTCAGTTTTTGCTCGTATTGCTAAAACGACAATACCAATAGCATCCAGTAGTGCTTCATTGTCATCAACTTGAGATATGATGTTGCTGGTATTAATTGCTGCCTGTCCTTCAGTTGCCAGCAATGATACATCAGCCTTGAATGCGTCAAAATCTTCTACTGTCACAGCGTTGATTCCATCGTCAACTATTTCGACCTTTTCACCGTCAAGAGTTGCTTTGATATCATCTCCTGTAAAATTCATCTTATCTGTTTGTGATTTTACCAAGTCAAGACTTGCTTGAGTAGCAACACCGGATACATCGGCAGGATTCCAACTTCCACCATTATGCGAACCTGTTAGAACTGTGTCAACATTGGCAGCCGTGATGTCATTCAAACTGTCAAGTGTTTGCTTTGTTCCTGCGATGGTGAATCCAGCTTTGTCAGTCAATGATCTTGTGACCGATGACCATATATCAGCAACCAATGTTCCAAAGCCTGTCAATGTCCTTGTGCCAGCACTCCATACAGCACTTGCTATATCTGCAACCAATGTTCCAAATGATGTCAGTGTTCTTGTTCCAACCGCCCAAACATCAGCAGCAGAATGACTTGATCTTGAAAGTATTGAACCGTCAATGAAATCAACATACCCACCGACAAGCACTGTGGCTGTTTCGATCACATTGACAGCATTTCCTGATGTGTCTCTGACTTCAAAAATGTATTCATCATTAGCCCAACCATCAGTGTCAAGTGTATATTCCCACCAGCCCGGATGATTTGTGTCACCCATTTTTGCGAATCCAGTTGATGATGACCTTGCTACTTGCCAAGCAGAACCAGTGTAATACTGTTTGTCAGATTGACGAAATACATATAGAACTCCGGTAGCAGTCGTTACACCGTCACCCGGAGGGTCAACAAATAATATTTGAAGGTCGATTAATGACCCGTTTTGTCTAATTTCCATTATTCAATCGTCCCTTGAAAGATTCCCTTTTCCAGCAAGAAATTATTTGTGATTCTTGAAATTGCATCTGCGATTGTCTCACCTTCGAGACATGGCTTTTGTGCAAGTTCAACATAATCAGCATCAACAAAGTTTTCAAAGTCAGTGACTGGCAATACAATATCACCTGATTCATTGCTCAAATACAGCATATCTTGTTCAATCAGATTTCCATCAATATCTTTTGTGCAGTATGCAATCCACAGCTTTATATGTCCCGGAACAATTTCACCGGGCTTTCTTTCTCGCTGGTGCTCAATTTCTACTTTTGCAATCCTAACATCTGTATAATTAGGAATTGCAACAGGTGTATTCAATTGTATTGGCATTTTTGATCTCCATTGCTTTTTTGTAAACTTCAACTGTTGCTCTTGCTACTTTGTGCCAGTCCATTCTTTGTGCTGTTTCTTTACCACCAGCGATTAATCTTGACTGCAATTCTTTATCTTTCAATACAACGTCCAGACCGAGTTTCAATGACTCGACATTTTGATCGCAAATAAAAGCGTTTTCATTATGATGTGTGAATTCAGCAAGACCACTTGTTGAAGTGCAGATCAGTGGAACATGTGCTGCCATTGCTTCAAGTGCGACAATGCCAAATGGCTCATGCGTGCTTGGCATGAATATGCAGTCAGCTGCATTGAACCAGTGTT